GCTCCATAAGCGCCAGCTAACGGCCCTTTGTAGGTCTCTGTGGTAGACATGGGAAAGGTGTATCCTTTGAGCAGATTGGACACGTTAGTAGCTTGTGTTAAGGGAGCATTGATCTTAGATTGCTCAAAAGCTTGCTGCTCTGCGCCAGCCTTAGTCATGGCTCCAGCACCAGCTAATCCCAACGCCTGTTCTTGACCAGCAAGGTTGCCTTGTAGTTGTGCTGCTTGGGTCTGCATTTGCCCTTCATTAAGAGCGGCTTGCAGGGCTTGGGCATATCCTTGTTGCAAGGCTCCGGTTTGAGCGCCCAACAGGTTAGATTGCATGTCAGCAGCAGACTGTCCTAGAGCGTTTGCGTAGCGTTGGCTACCCAATCCACCACTACCCACAAAACCAGCTTTCAGTTGAGGCATCAAGTTACGCTGAATGTTCTGCTGTTGCAGACGTTCCATCTCATTCACCACGCCTGTGGTGTAAGGATTCATTAAGGATTGAATCTTCTGAGGGGTTAACCCTTGAGCAACACCCGAAGCAGTCTGTTGAGCTGCCGCAAGACCTGGTTGGTACGATGTAGCGGCTCCAGGTATGGCGGCATAACCCTGCTGTTGCAAGGCCGTCATGGGGGCTACAAGCTCTCCAGCAGGACGGTTTAGCGCAGCAGTACCTGCACCAGCCAATCCACTCAGGTAGTCTGTGTAATATTGTGGCGCTGTAGATGTAGATGTTTTGGTTGTGTTGACATCTGGGGCAACCGTACCTTGAAATATGCTAGTCATGATTTTTCCTTACATAAATTTATTGGACTTAGCCAAATTGCTGATCCAGGGAATTACCTGTAAATTTTCAGGAACATGCAATCCAGAAACAGTTTTTCCCTGAAGCGGAATAATGTGGTCAACATGCCAAGCAAAACCAAACATCTTTTTCCTTAAGGCAGCAAGCTCATACGCTTGCGTCATCATCCATTTGTCATCTTCAGAAAGCCAATGCGGAGTTCTTTGCATTTTAGCCGCTCTTCTCTTTGCAAGCAATGCTATACCAACATGTGGATTTTTTTTACCCCAATTCTTTTTAATGGAATTTTGGGCTTTTACTTTTTCTGGGTTGGCTAGTCTCCACTCCGCAGAACGTATCTTTGCAATTGGTTTTTCTTTTTCAGAATTTTCTGCATATCTCAATCTTCTTTTCTCACGAAGTGATTCTGCATTTTTAAAATAATATTCTTGTTTTCTTTCAATTATTTTTGCAGCATTCAATGCATAGTTTTTTCTATCATTTTCTTTTCTGCACTCTATACAAGTTCCGGTGTCTGTGACGCGGAGCGCAACATGACCCCGACCACACGGTTTGTTGGTCTGATATGTTTTGTGACCAGCCAATTTGGCTGCATGTCTTGCGCCTTTAGCACTCATTTTTTATCCAGCTTCTTTTTAGCATCAGACAAGTATTGCAGGGGACTTTTTGACTTTGGGGGTATTGAGTTAATTGACCCTGATCTTTTGTGGGTGCGAATTTCTTGTCTAAACTTGTCAAGCAACTGAGATCCAGCTTTTGTAGAACCATTTCCAAGAGCAGCAACAATTTCGGAATCCAGGACGTACTCCCCGTCGGCGAGCATCGCCGGAATATCGTCACTCTGTCCATCCCCAGGCCCCGCCACATGCGCTCCATGTCTGAAGTCACCACGCATTTTGCCGCCGTGTGCAACTAAGGGCACTGATAAGCCGCCTTGTGCATACTTTTGTACTTTCACAGAACCACCAGCCGCCATTAGGGGAGGGACAAGTCCACCCTCTTTTGCAGCATAAGGTACATTCAACAAATTATCAATAGCATCTTTGTAAACGGAGCTATCTCCAGATTTGTCATCCTTTTTGTTCAAGCCAAGAATGTCATCTATCGACTCTGCTTTACCATAATTATAGTATTTGTCCAAAGAGTCACTTGGCATTTGTGGGCTAATTTGTTGCATTGGAATACCCTCTGCGGATGCCACACCTCTATACAAAGAAAGAGGGTCTATAAATTGTTTTTTGTTCTCTCTCGTTTTTAAAAACTGCGGGCCTAAAAACGACATATCGCCAAGCGATTGGGCAGCAGTTGCTATGCCGGCAAATGGAATCTTAAGGTTAGATCCAGATGCGGATCCAGATGTTTTGGCGGTTGTCGACTTACCTGTAGTGGCTGTTGTATTTACCACCGTACCTGTACTTACATCAATTTTCTTGTCATCAATAACTACAGTATTACTGTCAACAACTTGTACATTTTTGCCGGTTGTTTCTACTGCAACAATTTTATCAGTAACAGGGTCTTTTGTAATTACTGCGCCGCTACCTGAAACTGTATCTGTAACGGTAGTTGTTGTTGTGCTTGCACCGCCGCCAGAAGATGTGTTAGTTGTAATGCCTGTATCATTATTTACATTTGTTGTGGTTTGTGTCTTACCATCTGTTTGAGTTGTTGTAACAGTATTATTATTTGTATTAGTGGTGGTAACTGATGTTACTCCTGTTTGAGGGTCAACACTAGTTTCAACATTAATGTTTGGGTCTGCTTTAGAAACTTCTTGAGCAACAGTAGCTGGATTTGCCCCAGAATTTGTGGCATCGATTACTGTTTGATTGATGTCCTGATTGATATTTGTCGAAACATCTTCTAATGACTTAAAAACAAAAGAATCATCCAATGTGTCAGCATAAACCTGTGCAACAGGTCTTGGCGTAATTTCTACTGGAGTTAATTCAGAACGATGAGCATAATTGTAAGAAGTCGTGCCAGGAACGTAGTCCCCAGTCATGCTTTTGTAAAGTTCATTTAAATAGCGAGTGTGTTCATCATCCTTGCCTCGATTTTCATATTTACTAAGTTGATCAAAAATGTCTTTTGCAAAACCTTGATCCATTGCTTTTTTAGCAATATCAGCAATTTCAGGAACAGCAAGTGCGCCACCTATCTCAACAGCATCTAAACCACCAACTTTAGAAATAATGTCTTTAAGAAGAGTGCTACTTGACTTTGCCGCAGGAACTTCTTTTGCCTCAACATCTATTGTTGTTACAGGCTTTGCCGCAGATTCTGTAACGCCAAAAGCTTTGTTAAAAGCATCAAGGTCTCCAGATGTGGCATACATTTTTTCAGCCATTTTCAAGTACTCAGATGGATTTGTTTTAGCAAACAATCTCTCATATTGTTCTTGAGTTAGGTTTTGCGATTTTCCATTAACCTCATAGCTGTAGCCTGATGTTTGATCTCCAGTAATTGGCGCAGCAACTAATTGACCCTTTCCGCTAGAGTCATAAGAAATAACGCCAATAGATATGGGACGACCCGTTGAGTCAACCATTAATTGACCAGCTTTGGGTTGTGGAATTTCTGGCATGTAATTACCCGCAACCTGCACGTCAGGGGCTACTACAACTTCACTAATGGAGCCAACATTTCCAGACGCAGTATTTGTTGTGCCCGTTACAGAATCAGCCACCCTTTTAGCCTCTTGGTCTGTTGCGCCAAGGCTTTTAGCATCCACAAATGCGGTTGTAGCTAAGTCACCAGATTGTTCTGCACTTGTTTTGGCGATAGAGCTACTTGGGTTGAGCGATTGCTTTAAAGAGTCAGTAATTCCATATTCTCTATCAATATCTTTTGCAAATTGTGTTCCTGCCGCTTTTCCTCCAGCCATGAATGCGTTTTTCAAAGCTACATCACCACTTTGTCCACTAGCAATGGACTGAGCATATGCTGTAGCGGCACCCATCAAAGCATTCCGCTGAACGGCTGTTAATGATGTGTCCGTTAGATATTGATTGCCAATATTTGATATCGCACTTGAAACGGCGCCAACAGTAATTCCTTGGCCAATATTTCCGCCAGATATCCCAGCAGAAAGACCACCCCTAGTGGCGCCCGTTAATGTATCTCGCAATAATGGATTGTCAATTGTTTTAATGGCATCCGATAAACCTGTGTAATTGGCAATCCCAGCAGCTAAATAGCTTGATACGCCGCCTTGGAGCACTTGCGCTGGCGTTGCACCCCTAGCCAAATCTAATGCAGCCTTAGAAGCAAGCTGTGTTGCAACTGATGTGCCACCCGTTGCAATAGCCAAGCCAATGTCTGGAAGAGCGCCAAAACTTTTAATATATGCGGCAAGACTTTCATCTTTTGCCGCTATGGGAGTTAAATCTGGTTTTCCATTTGCATCCCACCTTGCATAAACAATGGTGTCTTTAGGTAATGCTGTTTTATAACCACCTTGACCATCTGGAACAAGCGGCCACACTTGATCGCCTATAAATTCTAGAAGGTTCCCAGATCTATCATACTCAGCAGAAACTCCATTGCCAAGATCAACATAAGCATACCCTTGAGCACCCGCCCTCCCCGTAAACCGTAAGGTGTTAGGATCAACTTTTTGGGGAGCCTTGTCTAAAATATCTTTGCCCAAACCAAGTATGGATTCAATCTCCGACCTATTGGATGAGTTTTGCAAAACTTTGGTGTAAGAATCTTGATCTAATTTTCCGGAATAAGCCAAATCCAGCGCAGTTTCTCGCCCAAAGTTACCGGGCGTCAACTCCCCACTAGGGGTAATAGTTTTAAAGTAATCTATATACGGCTTATCTGGATTATTGTAGTTAGGCCCATATAATTCAGGGGCCGCAGCTTCTTTAAATTGTGCTATTTCGTTTGGATCAATAGTATCGCCAAATTGTCCCCGCCAATTTCTTATCTCAGCCTCGCTAGGGGTTCTCCCCAATACGTTTTGATATAGTTTAACTATTGGATCTTCGTTTTGAGTAGCAAGCGTTGTACTTGAGGTTTGAGTAACTGGTAATGTACTTGTGGATGTTGTGTCAACCACGGAAGGAGAGGCACTAGAAGTTGGTTTATAACCAGTTATAGCTAACTCAGGAGCTGCGGCTTGCCTAAATTGTTCTATTTCTGTTAGGTCAATAGTATTGCCAAACTTTTTTGACCAATTTTCTAATCCACCTGCATCAGGATCTCTACCCAATACGTCTTTATATAATTTAACTATTGGGTCTTCGCTTTGAGTAACAAGCGTTGTATTTAAAGTTTGAGCAACGGGCGACGTATTTAAAGCTTGAGTAAGTGGCCCTGCACTTGAGGATGTTGTATCATCCGCGGAAGAAAGGGCTTGAGTAAGTGGCCCTGCACTTGAGGATGATGTATTGGCCCCGGAAGAACGGGCGCTAGAGGTTGGTTTATAACCAGTTACAGCCAATTCAGGAGCTGCGGCCTCTCTAAACTGTGCTATTTCTGCTGGGTCAATGGTATCGCCAAAATGTTGTGCCCAGTGTGCCGCGCCACCCTCATCAGGCGCTCTTCCTAATATTTCTCGATATAGGCTATCTACGTCTTTAATTGATTCGTCGCTCATATTGTTTCCCTCTTACGTTCTAGACGCTACTGTATTGACAAGCGCCTCGGCCCATTCTTGCCAATCACTGTAATTGTCTGTCATGGGAATAGCCTCGTTTGCAAATACGTCAATTGCTCGTATGCCATTACCCCACATTTTCCAATCCGTCTGCCCGTTTGGAATCTCTAATTGTTGTGCAGCATACAGCTCGCACATAAGACTTGCCCAAGACTCAAATGTATGAAATCTTGGATCGTAAACTTGACCTGGGTTTGGGATGCTAGTAGCCACGTACATCTCCAATGTCTGCGTTTAACAATATTCTTCCTAACTGGTAGTCTCCGCCCACTTGGTTAGATACAAGTTTTATCCTTAACTCCCTACGCTGCTCTTTCATGTCAATCTTGTTAGTAGTGGAGTCAAATACGTAAGGAACAGACTGTGCATCATCTGATTGTGCATAAGGACGGCCTGTGATGTAAAGGGTCATATTCCCCTCTAGCAAGAAATCAGGCTCTACCCTCTCTAGTCTAAGCCACTTGTTCATTCCGGCCATAGCGGGTTCTGAGGGGCCTCCAGAGACTAATCCAAGGTCATTGGTCTCAAAGTAGCTTTCAATAGCTGTAACAGACTGTCCGTTGATGGCGTCTACTCCAAACTCATGTTGAAGAATCTCAATCCTATTTTGAGGTGTTGAGAATGTCAAAGATGTAGAAGCTGTTGCAGTAGCCGCGGCAGACATTTGAATGCCTTGTAGATACAAAGCTGTAACAGGAATAGAGAATCCAGAGCCAAATCCGCCAAGCTGTGTATTGGATGCACTCAAAACATCACCTACTTGATAACCTGCGCCTCTAGCTGTTAAGGTAACGGCGGTTACGGCACCACCAGAAACGGTCACAGTGGCCTTAGCTCCAGCACCGCTGCCTCCAGTAAGGTTGACGTTGGTGTAGGTTCCGTTTACGTATGCAGAGCCTCCAGTAATCGCACCAAGCGTCTTAATGTTGCTAGTTGTGATTGCGGTCACATAGTTGCCGACAGGAATTCCAGCCCCAGAAACAATCAATCCAAGCTCAACTTGGGTGTTGTAAATGTCTAGGTAAAGAAACGCACTTCCGTTAACCGTATTGAATGTGTCTATAAACACAGTCTCTTGTGCAAAGGTTTGCCAATTGGCTTGTATGGGGAAACGAAAAACTTGGGAAAAGTAGCCAGCAGAGCGGCGAGCGCCTAAAGCTTCGCCAGCGTCATACCAAATGTTTTCTCTGACGTTATAGACAATAGCATCAGTGCATTCAGTAGCATCTCCGCGAGGATAGAACCACCAAATCTCCCCAAAACGCGGAACTTTAGTAACCCAAACTTTTTGACGTTGATCATAGTTCAGGTTGTCAAAAAAGTAGTTTTGATTCATGGTGTTGGGAATTTCCTTAACAACACCGTTGTACATCAAGAAACGATCAACTCCGCACCAATAGTAAATACCATCGTATTCAATTGCAGACTGGCTAGACAGAATAGAAGACTGAGAGCTAATGATGTCATACCGCCAGTATTGCGGGGGTGTTCCTGTTCCGCCGATGTAAGACGCGCGGATTAGGCTATCAAGGCTCCAAAACAGCCCAGAAGGCGCGTTTGATCCACCCCTGACGGGTAACCCTTGGACAATCTTTCCTGTGGCTACGTTGGTCGCATTAGCGTCTGCGGAAGTCCAATCTTGAGCGTTGCCAGCAGAGCAGTTCTGAATCAACCCATTATTTCCATAAACAAACACGTAAGGGTGCAGAGTCACCACGCCACCAGACACGCTGATGTTGTTGTTAAAGGTGGCTACAATTACTCCTGCTGGCACTACATTGGACAAAGTTACATTGGTTGTGGAAACCGAAACCACCGTAGTGTTGGCTGGAATGCCTGTTCCCGTAACAGTTTGACCAGCACCAATCAGAGGATTGGAGGCTGGAATCGTAACTACAGCAACTCCAGTAGATGTAATTGTGTCGTTAAATGTTCCAATCTGTGACATGGTCAAACCATTGATGTCACCAATTAAGACGGGCGTATTAAAGTCGCTGTCAATTGCGGCAAGGTTTTGCCCAGGGTGGGCAAGCAAAGACTGAACACCAGCCCCTGCAACGTCATAAAAACCATCAAATTGCCACAAATTGAGATCTGACGCCGTAAAGTTTGACAATGCAAAGTTTCCAATTCCAGCTCCAACGCCATTATCATCAATAGTGAGCACTTGCAAACCATTGTTATAACCGCTGAAGATGTAATTAAATGCGTTCTGAGCGTTAACCCAGATGCCCCTTGATGGGCCTGTCATTTGATCAGAAATAACACGATAGCCGCCCATTTTTCTAGGGCGACCACGTTGAAACCTTACCCAGCGGCCATCATTGTAAAATTGCTTATCAAAGATGGTTCCGTCCCTTTGGACACCGGGTTGGGTATCAAGAGCAAAGACTTTTGCGGTCATTAGAACACTCCGCCCGAAATGCCGCCTGTAAAGGTTCCTGTGCCTGAAATTGTAAGTCCTGTTGCAGACAAATTAAACAGGTTGACGCCAAGAATGGCCATTCCCAATTCACCAGATGCGGGTCTATATATACCGGTTGAATTTTCAGAAGCAAAGTTAAGAGAGGGTGCACCAACGGTTCCAGAAACCAAAGAAATGTTATTGGCTCCAGCAGCAATTGTAGAAGCGTTTAAAAGGTTTACAGAGTCGCAAAGCAAGATAACTTGCTCGCCAGCAGGTACATTTGCGGTACCGCCGCCCCCAGCGCCTGTAGTAAAGGTTATGGTATATCCCGCACCAGTTCCGTTGGTTTGGTTGGTAATGTAGTAAACCTGAACGGTTTGGGGAAGGGTAACCGTTACGTTGCCGCTCAGAGTGCCCGTGTACTTCTGTACTACGTTTGCGGCCTCGGAAGAGGTTAGAGTGTAGCTGCCAGATGTAACAGCTTTGGTAAGCTGCGTAAAATTGAACTGAGTATTGCGTCCAAGGCCGACGGTGAAAAAAGCCACGCCAGAGCAGCAAATAATGCAGGAATCAGAAGGCTGTAGAGAAATGGAAGCAGCACCATTGATTAAATTCCCTCCCGATGGGGCAATGACAAGCGTTCCAGTCCCGCCATTTCTTATTAACATAAACCAATCATTACCCAGCGTTGTCGCTGAAGTAAGGGTTAGTGTACCAGCCCCCGAAGTCCATACGTAAGAAGCGGCCCTATCAGAGGCTATAGCGGTGTAATCCGAAGAGAAGGTGGTGACACTATGGGCGGTATTTAAAGTGTTGCTGAGGGCTTTTAAACCATATCCAGCCAAGGCTCCGGCGTCCACGTTAGAAGACCCCACTCCAAAAGCAATGTTGCCCCATGTACCTGCTATGGTGGCATTTGTGGTGATGTAGATGTAACGTGAAGCACTTGGGGCTACGCTTGCAATAGAGTTGCCAGCAGCGTCTTTAACGGTAAAGGTGTTAGCGCCGATGTTACGAATCAGCGCATCTTGACCCACAGAGGTTTGGTTTGCGGGGGGCATAGACAAAGACAAGCCAGCAGTAGTGGCTGTAACGTCCATGATTCGAGCAACAACATTGTCTGTAACGCCACCGTTAATTGGCCAAAACAGATCAGTATTGGCGGAGAGCGTAACGGATCTGTAAGAAACGTCCGTGGGCTGGATGACGTTTCCAGTAAAAGGCGAAATAAAGCTCATATATCCCTCGCAATCGCTTGACGATCCCCAATTCGGGCAACGTCCTCAGTTTTCAGTACATTCATGATTTGTTCATATTGAGCTTGCCACATAGGAATGCGCTCATCGTTCTTCAAGAACGGCATGGCTTGCAGGAGTGATCCATAAAGCAAAGCTTGGGGGGCGTATTCTGTGAACCAGTTGCTTTGATTGGTTGCGTCTAAAGGCTGTACGCGCTCGTAATACAGCACCTCATAGGCGTAATCATCATCAGGCGTAGGTGCAATCATCCAATGGGTGTAGTCGTAATCACAATAGAAGAAAGGCACATCCTGTTGCGTAGGGTTTGGCCAATATTCTCTTAGGTATTCGTACTTTCTCAAGAATATGGGCTGGCGCACGCCGTTAACCGTTACGTTCATAGATACGGTTTTCCTCCAGCGGGCTGGTTTATCTATAACATTTTCGCCTTGAACCATGTTGCTTGTGGCTACAGTTAAGTTGCCCAAGAACTTTAAGTCCGCAGCCATGACTTGTTCCGCCAACATAATAAATGTGGGGATCTTGTCAATGGTCGCTTGGTCAGTACGTTCCAAATATGATTGGATGTTCTCTACCAACGACGAATATGTCATTACGGAAGCCATTACCAGTTACCTTTCTTTGCTCCGGCCATGTTGGCTACCAAAGATGGATACTTAGTACCCGTGCGCTTTGCGAAAGCCTTTGCGGCTTTGATCTGGTTAGGGCTTAACTCTTTTGGCTTGCCAAGACTTTTAGGGCGGGTTTTTTCCCACACGGGCTTTGTTGACATTTTAAACCTCCCATTCAAAATTGACAATGTTTATTACATAAGAGCACATTCAACTTGGCGTCTTTTTAACAAACCAGGCAGCACCTTACCACCGCCTTTAGTCCAAAGCATCAATTGCTCTTTGGCTCCATCCCAATCTTGGGCGTTGATTTTGCGCTTTAGGGTGCTGGTTTGAAGTCTGCCCACACCCAAGTTATAACAGAAGTCCACAATCGCATTGCATTTACGCTCATCTGTGGCTAGGACGGGGCAGTTTCTTAAAGCTCCAGGCAAGTATGTGTGCTGGAGTTCGTACATTAATAGATCATTAGCTGCTTTTTGGCTTATTGATGGATCATTAAGAGTGACTTTCTTGCCGTCGGCGTAGTAAGTCGATCCGTAGCCAATAGTGGGGATTCCAGCGGGGCAAAGGTAGGGCTTCGCTCTGAAGCCCTCAAACCGCCTACAAAGCTCTGCGGCGATCTCTAGGTTCATTACAAACCTCGTTTAGCTAGTGTGCGGTCAAGTATCCAAAAATTTACGACACCAGAAAGCAACGCCATATCGTCTACAGTCCAAGCAGACTTTAGCAATTCTGGAACGGGCTGACCACTAGCATAACCAATAGCGATTGTGGCGGTCTTAAACACGCCGTACAGCAGCAGGAGGTAGTAGGTCATTACAGGGCGCACAGAAGCCGATAGAGAGGCTACCCAACCCCCAGTAGCCTTGACCATTTCGGTTTGTTGGTTAATGGCGGCATTAAAGGCATCCATCACACCCGAATCTACGGTGGCTTCTCTTTGTGCGTTAATTTCAGCCAATTTCTGTGAGCCACGAACTTTTTCTAGTTCGCATTGTTTGTCAAACATAGACAGCTCATGACCGCGCTCATTCTTCTTGTCAAGAAACTTGATAATTTCTGGAACCAAACGAAAAAGGCCCCCAAGAAGAGAGCCAACAATACCGCCACCTAAAAAATCAAACATACATCACCCCTTCTTGTTATACAGCTCAAACAAGACTTTTACCTTTTCCTCAAGGACTGCTACCCTGTTATCAAGTTTTGCAAGAACAATTACAAGAGTAACAAAGGCCAATAAGAGAGGCCAAACCTTAGCTAGGATGTCTATGGTGTCCATCATTTATCTTGCTTGAGTTCAAGCTTGTCCATGATCTTGTTGAACATGTCTTTGATGTCACGCATGTCTTCGCGGTAATCATCCCGCTGTACGTAGGCTTTTGGAATCTCTTCACGCAGCTTGGCGAGGTCAGATTTTAAGTCTTTTACGGCGGCCCAAAGCTCACGAGCAAACCACCCGCATACAGCCATGCTGGTTCCTAGTCCAACATTAATGAGAGTTTGGGCATCCATGATTATTTCTCTGATAGAGGTTGAGTAGTTAAAGTGCGCAGATACGCCATCACCATCGACACAATCAGAAGCAAAAATCCCGTATTAGATGCGCCGATCAAAGCGGTCAGCGCACCTTGGGATTGCTCCAACACCCCGCATACAGCAAGGATGATGGAGAACCATATGGTTTTAGACTTAAGTGCGCTCATTAGAACAATCCCCCATAACTTCTTCTTTTGGTTTTGCGGCATCTTGAATAGCTTGAATGAGTTGGAACACCTCTTGATAGGGGCGTAATCCAAGGTAAGCAAGAAGCTGATTTGCTAATTCAATAGATAGTTGCAGTTTCATGTTTTTCTTTCACCAAGACCAAATAAATACTGCGCCATCACCGCCACGACCACCAAGAGAAGTGCCAGAAGTAGTTCCACGACCACCACCTCCACCTCCACATCCAATACCGCCTTTACCGCCATTACCACCAGCGCCAGCAGTATTTTTACCACCACCACCAGAGCCACCAGTACCTAACATAATTGGCTGCGTAATAAAAAATCCATCTGCTCCATTACCACCAGTAGTGCCTGCGCCACCAGAAATGGTTGGATAACCATAGTTACAAGCCACATTTCCACCAGCCGTTGTGACAACAGAAGAACCGCCGCCGCCACCAGATAGAAAAGTAGTTGTTGATGCTGTAATAGCCGTTGTCACTGCGGCTCCATTTTGTCCTGCTGTAGAACTAAAAATACCAGATGCACCAAAAAAATTGTTTGTAAATGCAGTTCCTGCCGTGTTTGAAGCCGCACCATTTGCCGTTAGTAGCGTGTATCCCGTACCATCCTTGGATTGATATATAACTGATGTGTTACCGCCAGCCGCCGCAGATGCACCGCCAGCACCAACGGAAATACGCAATTCGTCAGGAATAAAAATAGCAGGGCCAATCCATTCTGTAACTGCCCCACTACCACCACCAGTGCCACCAGCAGATGTAGAACCAGCACGACCACCAGCGCCCGCGCCTACCAAAAGCATACGCACCATAGATGCGCCACGGGGTTTTAACCAATCAAGGGTAGAACCGCCACCATAAAACTCTTGGTAGTTAGCAGATTGTGGTGTTGGAAATCCAAATGTATCTAGCATCTTGTCACCATGTAATTATTACTACGAGGCCATCGCCACCCTTGGCTCTTGCGTTATCAGTTATAAGGGGCGCACCGCCGCCGCCGCCAGATCCTATACCGCCAGCACCGCCCGCAGATAATGGTGTAACTGGTGATCCAGCCCCCCCACATGAAACAATTATTGGTTGCGTTTGAAAAAACCCAGCGCCACCATAACTGTTATTTGTGTATCCATAGTTAGCCGTTACTGGAATTGCAGTTCCCGCCTGGCCAGCCGAGGTAAATGTTGTTGAAGAAGCTGCCCCACTTGATGGGGAATTTTGACCCGCTATAGATTGAAAAAACCCCATAGCCGTGAAAAAGTTTGCTGTCATTGCGGCCCCACCGGGTAGCGTGGTAGTTGGATCTCCTTGTACTCCCCCGGTACCACCAGCAGCAGTAAGTAATGTGTATCCAGTACCGTCTTTTTGTTGGTAAATTATAGAAGTAGTACCGCCATTACCAGCATTCCCGCCACCTGCACCACCAGCACCCCCTCTTGCTACGCTCACTCGAAGAACATCAGGAATAAGAAAAGCTGGGCCCATAAAGTTAGTAACAGCAGCAGAGCTACCACCAGCCCCCTCAGTTGCGCCATCACCACAAGCCCCGCCTGCACCGCTACCAATCAATGTGAACCACACGAACGATGCACCTTGTGGCTTCACCCAGTCGGATGTTGAGCCACCTTGCGAAAACATCTGTATGTTTGCGCCTTGAGGCGTTGGGTAATTTATAGGATATGACATATTACCAACTCGCTATTAAAACCATGCCGGGGCCGCCGGGGGTGCTATACCCCCCGCCACAACCAATGCCCGAAGTGCCGTCATTACTTGAACTCGAGCCTACGCCAACAATAATAGGCCGCATTTGGAAAAACCCTGTTTTGTTGTCCGAAACTACGTACCCATAATTTCCAGTAGTAACACCACCAGAGCCACCACCTAAGAACGTAGTAGCAGACGCTGTTTGCGCCCCACTAACACCAACTTGACCTGCAACAGATCGAAAAAATCCAGACGCTGCAAATTGATTTGCAGTTGAAGCCGTTCCGGCAGTAGGGCCACCTGCACAACTGTTTGCAGACAAAAGAGCCGTAGGTGTAGCGGCAGAGTTGGAAAACCTAGCCGAAACGGTTGTGGCAAATCCCTCTTTACCAGCGACAACAACCAAAGAGTTTGGGACATGCTGTGCTGCGCCATACCAAGTGGTAACAGCGCCCGAGCCACCGCCTTCTCCGCCATCTCCAGCTCCGCCAGCACCAATCAACAGCATGTAAACATGGCTCACCCCAACAGGTTTATTCCAAGTTCTTTGACTAGAGTTTGCAGCAGCACCGGCCCCATAAAAAGTTTGGATGTTGCAGCCTTGCGGCGTAGGGATGTGGAACGGGATCATCGTTTAGCCCCAAGATGGCGCTGTAGCGTTGTCGTTGGTGCAGGTGTACTCAACAGCTTCTTCAGGAGACACAACAGTGCCGTCAGCGCGATATACGCCAATACAATAGCCGTCTTCCATCTTTTGATAGCCAGTTGAATTATCTGAGAACGTGATTTCAAACCATGTAATCATTTTAGTAATCTCCAGCGATTGTGACGATAGAGTAACCTGTACCAGCAGAGCCAGTAGATGTACCAAAGGTTACATACAACAAGTAGTTAGGATCAAGAGCCACGTTGATTGGCAACTCAAATACGCTAGAAGCCGCAGTCTGTGAAAGCGTCACGGCAGGCAATGTGATTTCATCGTAAAGCCAACTGTTAGTTGCGCTTGTGCTTGTGCTTGATGAGATAAACACACGGCAAACTGTTGCCGCTGGTGAGCCTACAGGACGAAAACGAATCTTTTGAACGTAAGAGCCGTTAGCACCAGCAGTAAATGCTTTAATTAAAGTGCCTGAACCATCAAGTGCTGTGTTAGCCGTTGGGCCAGAAACAGTACCTGAGTTGTTGGCGGCGGTGGAGTCCGTAGCGCCTACGATGGAATAAATGGGGGATGTATTTGCTGGCATAAAAACTCCTTAAGGAAGAATACAGTTGATTGCGATAGCCCGAACTAGGCCGATTGATGTTGAACCACCACCAGTAGCGGCAATAGTAATTGAACCCGATGCATTTGTCACGGAAATACCCGTGCCGGCGGTAATTGTTGACGCCGTATAAGTAGTTCCATTTCCAATTGGGATTTGACCATTGGTGGGCGTGCTTGTTATGCCCGTTCCACCGTTAGCTACCCCTAACGTGCCCGCCAGTGTGACGGCCCCAGTTGTTCCTGTGTTTGGCGTCAGACCAGTGGTTCCTGCGCTGAAGGTTGTAACCCCACCCGCTGGAGCCGCCGACCAAGAAGCCGTAGTGCCGTTTGATGTCAGTATGTAACCGTTTGCACCAATAGCAAGGCGAGTTGCACTATTGGTGCCGTTGCCTAGAATCAAATCACCTGTAGTGGTGATTGGAGACAAAGCATTGAACGCCGCAGATGCCGAGGTCTGTCCAGTACCGCCATTGGCTACTGCTGTGACGTTGGCTGCAATCAACTTAACCGTGCCAGCCGAGTTCTTAAAGTATAACTTTTCGTCTAAAGTATTGATGGCAAGTTCGCCATCTGAAAGGTTGCCTGAAGTTGGAACTGCCGCCGCAGTGGTTGTGCGGTAGAGCTGAATAGGTGTAAAACCTGCTTGTGCCATATGTTACTCCTTAGAATGTTCCGCCGGAGATGGAGGAAACTCCGTATCCCGATATTGTACTAGGTTTATTTGTCAAATCTGCAAATGAACCAGAAAAAATTGTAGGCTTACCAGTCAAATCTGCGTATGCACCAGAGAACAATGTGGGCTTGCTAGTCAGGTCTGTATAAGAGCCGGAGAACAGTGTAGGCTTATTGCTCAGGTCGTTGTAGGAGCCGCTGGTCGCCACGGTAGCGAGGCTAGAGGTGTTGGCTTTACCAGAGATGGCTGTAGTTACGTAAGACTCTGTAGCCAAGTTTACTTCTTGAGTGGTTTCGCCAGCTTGCCATTTGCCCGCTGTTTCGTTCCAGATCAAGCGCTGACGAGCCAAGTCGCCACGGTCTACGTCAATACCAGCCACGTTCAAGGAAACGCCAGAACCAGCCTCTCCCTTGTTCACGGTGATGATGTTGTCTTTAACTACCAAGTTTGCAGTATTAACTGTTGTGGTGGTTCCAGAAACTGTCAGGTTACCTGCAACAGTCAAGCCGCCGGAGACGGTCTGATCTCCAGCAATAGCCACGGTAGGAGCCGTCAAAGTTACTTGCGTAGCAGAGCTGATACGTGTCAAACCGCCTGTTCCGGTGGACTGAATTACTACGTCAGCGTTAGCGCCAGTAGTTCCAATGGTTGTAGAGGCAGCAGAATCAAGCACCAAAGTACCAGAGCCGCTGGTAGCGATACGCATACCTTGATTTGTATCAGCAGTAAACGTAATCGTGTTAGCGGTAGAACCCAGAACCGGGACTCCGTCCACGTACAGAGTGTTTGCATCAATGTGCATCTCTTCTGTGTAGATGGCGTTGAACTTCTTAGTAGGTGAGCCAATGTTAGAAACACCAGTCACGGCAGGAAGAATGTCGCCAGTCAAAGAAGCTACGTTAGCAGGAGCAAAACCCAGAGCAGTCTGGATAGAGCTAGAAGTTACAGATGCGTCAGAACCTGCGGGGCCTGTTGCACCTTGAGGGCCTTGAGCGCCAGTCGCGCCTGTGGGGCCTTGAGGGCCAGTAGCACCAGTAGCACCCTGTGGGCCTGTAGAACCTGTATCTCCCTTGTCGCCTTTCAAGCCTTGGGGGCCTTGAGCACCAGCAGGGCCTGTGGCGCCGTCAGCACCAGCCGAGCCTGTATCACCCTTAAGACCTTGAGGGCCTTGGGCGCCTGTAGCTCCAGTAGTACCTTGAATACCTTGTGGGCCTTGTGCACCTGTTGCACCGGTAGCTCCGTTAGGGCCAGCAGGGCCTTGAGCACCAGTGGCTCCAGTTGCGCCTGTAGCTCCTGTATCACCCTTCAACTGAGCTACTACGCCAGCGGGGAGAGTGGTAACGTTAGACAGGTCAGAATTGGCTTTATTGGAAACGACTGTTGTCAATGCGGAAACAGCCGACTGGTCGTTAGCCAATTGAGCAGCAATCTCTTGCAATGTATCTAAAGCGGCGGGAGCAGCGCCCACTACAGCAGCGATAGAAGCGTCAATCTGTGGCTGGATGCTTGCACCAGTCAGAGCAGGTGAGCCGTTAATGTATACGCCAGAAGTGTTGATCTCAACAGCCTGACCCACTTGGATCAAGCTGGCTTTCAACAGGGGAACGTCCACTGTATCAGGAGCCACCACCATTACTGTTCCGCGAACAGCGCTGGTAAATGTCAGACGGAAAGAGTTAGCGTTAAGCTCTTCTTTACCAACCGACAAGATGTTGCCGGTTTGGTCTTTAACCTGAATCCACAAGTTGGTGCTGTTCAGGTTGTGATTCACAATCCACGTAGAAGAATCTAAACCTTGGCTGTGAATGTAAGAATTTGTCTTAGATGCAAAGGGATACCAAGTCTCTAGATCACCCACCTTGATGTAGGCAAATAAACACTTGTCCTTGATCATGATGGTGCCAATTTTGGGGTTGGCGGGAAAGCCAGACTCGTTGACTTCCATAACCAAAGCACCGTACAGCGCTAGGTCGTTATAGATTCTTGATTCCATTTAAATTCCTTTCGGGGTAATGCCCCTCATATATGCCGTGCCATGAGCAACCTTTTTCATCACTAGGAGCGTGTCGTAAGACTGGCTAATAAAATCCAATAGTTCTTGTTTTTTGATGAGGCCGATTTTGTACATTTCATACTTCTCTTGTACGTCATCAGCAACGCGGATTAGCCACTCACGAATTCTCTCAGCTTCGGTCACTCTCTAATATCCTCGTCTCAGCAGTTTCGTAAAACCGCTTTATCCATTCGATATTCTCAGACAACTGATCCCTATCATCTTCACCAAGTGGGTCTTCAATCAAATCCGCTAGATCACGAATTTCACTTTCAAGTTTTGAAAATGCGTCGTCCATAGTCTTGATGGAGTTGAAGTCGAAGTTTGGCAGAGCTTTCATAAGAACGGGGGGTGATTAGCCCCCCTCCTTAATTACACGGCTTTGGCGCTACGGCAGATCGCTTTGATCTTCAGAGCGGTAGACAAATACACTTTAACGGTGTTGCTGTCTTGCTCTTCAACCGACACGATGTCGTTATAGTACATGCCATTGGCGCGCTCAACTTGCACGCCCACGTCCACGAAACCGTTGTTCAGGTTGTGGGTGATGGTGTGCACGGTAGCGGCGGCAGATGCCTGGAATGTAAACACGGTAGCGTTGTAGTCGCTACGGATCGCTGTGTCGGCGGCTGCACGAGCAGCAGCTTCGGCGCTTACAGCAGCTTGACGGTCAGAGATCTCTGTGGAGATACGGCCATCCAAAGCGGTTTCAGCAGCTTGAGCGCGGCTGATTTCGCTGTTCAAGTCGCTACGCAGGGAAGCGTCAGCGGCAGAACGGGCAGATGCTTCGGCTGTATCGGCAGCAGCGCGGGCTGTGGCTTCAGCAGTAACGGCAGCCTGACGGTCAGCAATCTCAGTGTTTAAGTCAGCACGAAGACCAGCTTCAACACCTTCTGCGCGAGTCTTTTCTGTAGCAATCGCAGTAGCGTTTGTTTGGTCGCCAGTTTGACGTGCAGAGATTTCTGCATTCAGGTCAGAACGCAAAGACGAATCAGCAGCGATACGTGCAGACTCTTCAGCAGTAACAGCGGCTGCGCGAGCGGCAGACTCAGCAGTCAGATCAGAACGCAGACCGGCTTCTACGCCTTCGGCACGTGATTTCTCAGTGGCGATTGCAGTAGTGTTGGCTTGCTCAGCAGCTTGTGCACGAGCAATTTCAGCGGTCAGATCGGTGCGGAGGCCAGCCTCAACGCCTTCAGCGCGTGACTTCTCGGTGGCGATGGCGGTTGCATTGGTTGCATCACCAGCGGCGCGAGCAGTAGCTTCGGCAGAGTCAGCGGCGGTACGTGCGGCAGTTTCAGCAGTCAGGTCTGTACGCAAGCCAGCTTCCACGCCAGTAGCGCGGGTAACTTCAGTAGCCAGGTCGGTAGTCAGGGTCTGCTCTGCGCCTTGAGCACGAGCGATTTCGCTAGTCAGGCCAGAGTTAACTTCGTTGATAGCACCAACCAAGTCAGTCTTGTAGCTGGTGTTCAGGTTGCTCAGGTTACCGATCTTGCCGCTGGATTGTGCTTCCAAGCTGGTAATACGGCCATCCAAAGCTGTGTCAGCAGCGGCACGGGTAGTGGCTTCTGCGCTAACGGCGGCTTGGCGATCAGAAACTTCAGTAGTGATGCGGCCAGACAGAGCGGCTTCAGCGGCAGCGGCACGGGTCTCTTCAGCGTCAACTTCAGCTTGAGTTGCGGCAATCATGCCTTCCAACACGTTGATGATGTTGGGGTCGTTTTCCAGGGCTTGAGCTAATTCGGTGATGGTGTCCAAAACCGAAGGAGGGATACCGCCGAGCAGGTCAGCCTTAGTCTGGTTAATTTTAGCGTCCAGAGCAGCTTCAGCAGCAGTAGCGCGTGTAATCTCAGCAGACAGGTTAGAAGCAATGGTGCCTTCAGCAGACTGAGCACGGGTTGTTTCAGCAGCGATAGATGCCTGAACAGCGGCCAACTCAGTAGCAGCAGACTCAGCGTCCTTGATGGTGCGAATCACCACGGCGCCAGAGCTGTTCAAAGAAGAATAACGAACTACTTTGTCAGTAGAGTTGAACCATACGCGACCAGCAGCAACGGGGCTAGGGTCAGCAGATAAGATTTCGAGGTTGAGGTTTTCTACGTAGGCATTAGCCGCAAGGGTAATACCGTGAAATACTGGGAAATTAGCCATGAGTCACTCCAAAATTAGGGAATTAGTTTTACAAGTTTTCTTTACTCGACACGACTCACGCAGACGGAATCTTACTTCAGAAATCGACGAAGAACAAGAAGTTCTTGATCAACTCTCAAAGCATCAGACCCTGCGTGTTTGACTCGCCATTCGGTCTCAGAGACCTCGCTGCTAAAGTAAAATTTTTCATCACGATAGGTTTGAAGCACTGCGCCATGAGCTTTCATGTACGCAGCCAAGTGAATATCACGTTTTAAAACAACAATGTCATAGGTCATAGGGAGAACACTACGTTTACCGAGCCAGCAGTAGGCTCGGTCATATAAACAACAAATTGGTTAGGGCTAATTACTTTAACTCCAGCAAAAAATTGTTGATTTGCAGAATTAAATAAACTAGCAACAAAGTTATACGTCCCTAGGTTGTGCGTCACAGTCCAGCTTAATTCAGGGGTGTTGAATGTATAAACACGACCAACTGAAGTTAAACCTGCTGATGTAGCCCCCGTCCCGTAAACTTTGCCGTATGGACGCGCAAAGTAAGTGGCCATTTAGATACCTGCCTGTAACACCTTTAGAATAACGGAGCCAGATGTATATTCCGTGACACGAACACGCACTCCAGAAACTGGGTACGCATAATATCCATCTGCATTAGCTGTTTGGTCTACGATAAAAGGAAACCAAACAATATCATTTGGATTATAAGGAGACCACAAATCATGATATGTATGCTCAACGGTGTATTTTAAAGTAGCACCAGGGCTTAACATTACGGCAACCGACACGTTTACAGGCGTTAAGTTAATATCCACACCCACCACGTCAGTTGATCCAAGACCAGTAATCTCGGTCTGAACTTGTCTCGACATTAGAACGTCCCTCCAGAAATACCGCTAGTAGCGGTCACAGTTGTAAAGCTACCTGCGGCTGCGGTAGTGCCTCCAATGACGGTTCCATCAACCGTTCCACCAGTGATTGCTACGCTATTAGCGCTTTGGGTTGACATGGTGCCCAACCCTGTAATATCTGTATTTGGAATAGTGGCTGAAGCCGTCAAGGCAGACGTTCCAGAGCCTTTGACATAACCAGTTAAGGTTGTGGCCCCAGTTCCGCCATAAGCGACGCCAATTGTGCTGGCATTCCATGTGCCTGTGGCGAGTGTTCCAACGCCAGTAATGTTTCCGTAAGCCCCCGAAATGTATGAAGACCCTACGGTTCCAGAGGTAATTTGATTGCCATCTATTGCAATGTTGACATTAGATGCGCTAGTAATCTGACCTTGTGCATTAACAATGACTTGAGGTACGGCGCTGGCGGTTCCGTAAGTGTTTGCAGTAACGCCTGTGTTGCCAATATTAAATGTGTAAGTGGGAGACTGTGTTAAACCAGTTCCAGCAGAGTAGGTAATCCCTACGCCAAACTGCTGGAATACGATAGATGTAATTCCAACGGTAATAGGAAGGGGAGTCTGCTGAACCCAAGACGTATTGGCGTTAGCAGTTCCTGCGGTAATCAAGAAGAAGTCACCAGCATCAATTTGGTTGACCCCAGTTCCTGGCGTATCAAAGTCTGTTGCCCTTGTAAGAATGTAGGGCGTTCCAGCGGATCCAACTTGCGTAACGGTGTACACACCATTGTTAGCGCCAGCGGCTTCATTCTTAACCAAAATACGGTCACCAGCAACAGCAAGCGTTCCGTCTACCGTCAAGGCGCCGTTAGCATTAGCCGTTAAAGTTGCTCCAACACCAAATGCGCCATTGTTGTAAGTGTTTGCTGGAAGTGCGGCAGCAGTTGCAAGGCGACAAGCTTGATGGAAGTTTAACCCGCCAGCCAATCCATCAACATAAGTCTTGTTAGGGATATCGTTACCCGAAACTGGAGCTGTGGTAATGGTTCCAGTAGTCAGCGCCACAGAGCCTAATGTTCCCGATGAGGCGTTAACCGTAGTAAACGTGCCAGCCGCAGGAGTAATTGCGCCTACGGTGGTTCCGTTAATTGCTCCGCCAGAGATGGCCACAAAGCTTGCGCTCTGAGTAGACATTGTTCCTAAACCAGTAATATCGGTGTTAGGAATGGTTGCGGAGGCGGTTAAGGCAGAGGTTCCAGCTCCCTTGACATATCCGGTTAACGTAGCTGCGCCCGTTCCACCAGAAGCCACAGCGATAGGAGCAGACAGTCCACTAATGGTTCCGCCCGTAATGGCTACGTTATTGGCACTCTGAGTGGACATTGTCCCCAACCCAGTAATGTCTGTGTTTGGAATGGTTGCAACACCAGTAAAGGCGGATGTGCCGTTACCCTTTAAGTATCCGCTTAAAGTAGTTGCGCCAGTTCCTCCGTTAGCAACCACTAACGTACCACCCAATGAAACAGCTCCATTTGTTGGCAAAACAGGCGTTAAACCAGTAGTTCCGCCGTCAAATGTAAGAACTCCATTACCTTGAGAAAAGGATAGCCATGTTCCAGCAGTAAAGCCTTCAAACAACCCGCTTGTGGTGTTGTATCTAATCTGCCCAGTAACGCCAGCAGGTTGTTGTCCAACGGTTCCCTTGGGGATGGTCATTCCACCCGTGCCTGGGATTGTAGGATCGCTCACAATAGAGATTACAGGACTATTGGAGCCATCTCCATTTGCCACATCTATCTGATCGGCGGTTCCAAGGATCTGACGACCAGCAATAGTGGTTCCACCAACAATTGCCAACATTCCAGTACCAGAAACAGCCGCTACCGCTGCGGCAACACCTGTAAGCTGGAAAGTAGGATTACCTGAAACGCCATCACCATTTGTGACGCTTAAGCCCAACCCAGAGGTAGAAAGTGTCCTTGGGACTACGGTAGTGCCAGAAGTCTTGGCAATCATGCCTGTAGAAGCCGATTCTAGGCTCCCAGAAGCGCCGTTAAGGCTAAGACGTAGGTAAGACTGTGCACCACCATCTGTGATCGCTAAACCCGTATCGGTGGACAAATAACGGCTATTAGGAAGGCTAGGTTCTTGATTCTTGGTCAAGAAGGTCTGAGTTTGGCTAGGCGAGGCAGCAATAGCGCCCGTAGTGGTTTGTACGGTTACGCCATTTTGGACAACGGGCACAAGCTCAGTGCCTGTAATAGCACCCGCTGCTGGCAGTTGAGAGATTTGTACGTTTGCCATGATTACGGACTCACATTCAGGTTATCAAGGTTCCCGTTATTTTCGGGCGTCTGTGTATTTTGCTCAGGTGATATTACATAATCGCCATATCCACCAGTTGTCAAAGAATTGTCTTGTACAGCCACGCTTTCATCAGGTCGGGGAAATCTTAGGTTAATTCTTTCCGTTTTTCTGGCCGCCAAACGGTACGGATCAAAGTTATCTTTACAACCCTCATCACAAACACGCAGACCAGGGAAGTTTGGGTCTGATTGTAATGATACAAATGCTCTTTTCATGCGACATCTGTCACAGATTGCGATTGCAACCGATGTAAGGCCAGATGTGTCAAGAAATGTAGGCATTACCGTGTGTAAACTGATATGTTCGGAGCAAAGTAGATGGGCGACTTATCGCGCTCTTCTTGCTGCGCCTCAAACAAGTACTTATCAGCCATTTTTTCAAGATATTGGATGCGTCCAACGTCAATTTGGGGCAATTCCATGCTCATTCTGTGAGCCAACATCATCTGAATGGCCTCATACCATCTCTGAGGGATCTCCAGCTCACCAGAAAGCGCTCCAACGTCCATAATTTGACGCTGATACCAGACTGTCATTTGAATAAATGGGTCACTAGGCGTTGGCCAGAGGTAAACAGTAGGCTGTGGGATGGTTCTATCAAACCAAAACTGAAACGGCTGATTTGCTGTGAAGTTTTTATTGGGCAAATTGGTGTAATCGTCACGATTTAGGCGTGACATTTGGATTTCACGGCTGTTATTGCCCACAAACCACTCGCGCAGGGCCAATGTTGTGTTGTTATAAGCACGGATTCGGTAGTACATGACCGATTGACCTGGGTCAATGTCAGTCCACACCCACTGATTGTCAGTAACTTGTATAGCCCCAAGGTTGTTTAGGGTGTTCCATGTAACGCCATCAACCGAATACTCTAGCGTGATCGACCAAGTAGCCGATCCACCCCCAGCAACATAGGGTAAAAAGCCAATAGAGCCAGCGTATATGGGATTATTGGTGCCGTAATTAACAGATATGTTGCCATTGGCGCTTGTTTGTTGACAAACTGTATCAATGTCGGAGTCGTAAACATTTGCAATTACTCCACCAGCAGAGGTTGTGTATGACCCAGAAGGTCGGTTCATGGAGCGATACAGCACGTTCAGAACGTCTACACATCCCACGGGCATGGTATAGATGTATTGGTCAGCCTTTAGACCAAACACCTTCTTGTCAATTGCCCAATAGTTGATGCCTTGATTAGCAAGGTGCGACAGCAAGAAATATAAAGACTGGCGAGCAGATACGATTTGCTCTGAGGTAAGCTCTTCGGCCAATTTGCCGCATCGACGCGCACCATGATCAATCAGATCTTGGACGCTGATAACGGTCTCTCCAACTGTGCCTGAATAAGCCATTCGTTACCTCACCATCCTGGGCAGTTCCAACGCTTCAAGGATGCTTTTGCCCTTGGAGCGTCACCTTTTGAATGCTCTACAACACCTGACATGCGGGCGCAGAACGAGTCCTTTCGAGCACCGCCTTGTGGTTGCGGAGCTTTTAAATTACTTCCTGTCTCACGATTGTACTTAGCCCTACCTTTGGCGGTCAATCCAGCACCCTTGTCTACAGACAGCTTTTCTCCGCGGCCAACTGCTAGGCTTGGGCCGCCCTCTTTCATTTTGGCGGTCTTTGCTGACTCTTTAAAATCCGCAGCAGTTGGAGCGCCTTTACTGCCCGGCTTTCGCATGCGCTCACCAGAGCCTTCAGCTATTCTTTCTTGCTTTGCGTGGATGTTTTCATAAAGTCCGCCGCCCTTAAACTTCTTGCCCTCATCGGCTTTAACAAAGTCTTTGCCCACCTTAGTGGGAATCCCAACCTTCTTTGCAAAGCTTGGGTTGTGCGCTACGGCTTCCATGAGCCTGTGTTGGGATGCTGATTTGCTAGGCATGGCTGTCAATCTGGGTTTTTAATTAAGATGCCACCTGCATACATACTACAAGTCAATGGGCCACCAGAGCTAGACTTAACGCAAAATTGAATGTCTGTCTTTTCTGGGTGCGGGATTGGCGCAGTAAATGGTGTCTCTTGTTTTTGCACAAAAACAGTCTGGTGTGTTACTGTGATCAAGCCATTATTTGTACCGGCATTAAACTTGTTGTATTCTTGACCCGTCATATAAGCGCTTGAAGTGAATCCAATTGCGGCGTCATATTGGATGTAAGACAAGTAGAAAGTGTAACCAGCAGGAACGGTGTAAATCGACATCTGGGTCTGACCAACACCAGCATTGATTTTGGCGTACACGGTTGAGCTGATGGACGCCGTAATGTTGCCAGTGTTCGTGCTATTGAGCATTGACATACCATTGATTCGCAGGAAGGAATTGGTGGTAGTCACGCTAGTTGTTCCGTTTAACGCAATTGTCTCGGTCAAAGGAATAAAACCTGCGCCCAAGCCATCAATCACAACAGAGCGAGCAGTGTTGTCAGTTGCAGAATCACTTACCAAAACCAATGGCGCGGCAACGGATGGATATACATACAAACCACCAGATTGGGTTTGACCTTCCCACATTGGGCCTTGGGCCGTGTTGGCAATATTTGGTGTGTAACCAAAAATCTCTATGCCTGTGTGACCATCAACTTGGCCACGAGCAACTTGCAGTTCAAAAGGCTCAAATGTGCCTTGACGCGTTGCGGAAGAATAAGTCCCCATATTTATCTCCTGAAAAAAGTAGGGGCCGAAGCCCCCACTCTTAGCACTCTACAGAACCGCCACGCTTCTTAGCGGGGGAAACCGTCACAGACTTCTCGGTTTTAGTTACGCTGCCAGGTTTTTTCTCTGGGCTGGTAAAAAGTCCCTTTACGCCTTCATAAATGCGCTTGGGGAATCCAAGAATTGCTTCACGCGTAGCTTCGTTCTCTGCTTTCTCAGCAGCTTTCTCAGCTTCCATGCGCTTGGTTTCACGAGCGATTACAGGATCAACTGCACCGCCCGTGTCATACTTTTTTACTGAACCACCTTTTTTATAGGTTCCAGAAAGTTGGTTAATGCTAACGGGACGTGCTGGACGCTTATTTCCTTGCGGCATTTCTACAGCCGCTCCATCGTCCTGAACTGCTCCGCCCCTAGCAAACTTTTTTGTGGCACCACCTTTTTTGTAGCCACCAGCATTGGATTTAGCAACGCCACCAGTAGCATAGCCACCGCCATTGCCTTCTTTCACTTCGCCAGTTTTAGCTGGAGAGTTATCAGGCTTGGCTGTGTGCATCTTGGTGTCGCGGTAAGCTCCACCTTGCTTTTCGGTGTTGATGATGCCGCCATCTTTGTAGCCGCCTTGAGCGTTAGCAACGCCGCCAGTCTTCAAGCCTTTGTGAGCTTTGCTAGCAGGTTTGCCTTCGTGAGATTTTAACTCTTTCTCAATTTTACCCATCTTGGCCATCTCGGCTTTGTGGGTGGCTTTGGACTCCATTTCACCGCCTTTTTTCATCATGGATGGAGGAACAGCCATGGCTTTACGACGGGCTGCCAATGAGGGCTTGGCAGGACGAGCAGCGGGCATCATGCCGCCGCGTGCGGGCATAGCGGAAGGCAATACGGCTGGCATTGCACCACCCATAGCTTTTTTAACTTCCCCGCCCTTTTTGAGCTTCAGCTCTACTGAAGGCTCGGTGGTCATCATTTTGACCATTGGTTTGAACTCGGCCATGATTTACTCCTTAAACTTTCTGGGCGTAAACCACGGTCAGGCGGAATACGCCTTGAGTAGCTACGGTGCCATTAGGATCAGCAGTAAATACCACGCTTTGGTTTGCGCCAATGTCTGACATTGCAGTCAGTTGGGCAGCAGTAAATGTCAAAGCAGTACGACCAGCAGCGCTAGCGTCAGTTGCAGACAAATACTGTGTACCAGCAGCAGCGGTTCCAATAGTTACTGGAACTTGTGTAGCAGTACCAAAGGAAGGAACGGTCACCATATCAACCAAGAAGTTGATAATTTGTGAGTTCGCAGGTAATGTGAGTGTGGAGCTAACGGCAGTGCCAGCAGCTACAGTCGTCACGGTAGTGGTTTGTGTAAGCACGACAAATCCACCGTCAACGGTGTCTGTCAATGTGCCCGACCCTGCACGCAGGGTAGAACCAAAATAGGTTTGTGCCATTCTTTTCTCCTGTTGAAGAGGGGAGGGCTAGCCTCCCCCACTTTCTTTAAACGCCGGGAGTACCGTACATTGCACGCCAGTCGGTGAAACCAACTTGGTAACGCTCGGTAGCCTTGTAACGCATGGAGTCGGTTTCAAAGTCGCCTTCCATGGTTTTCTCAAGCTTACGACGCATCAAGAGCTTCATGCCTTCTGGAGCATCAGTCTGAACCCACCATGCGGTTGGGTTGGTCAAACGTGACAGAACAGCAGCACCCTCGTCCAGCAAACCGATAGATTTGATGGGGTTGATGTCGTTGTTTGCATTACCAGCACGCAGAACAGACTTCAGCAAAACTTCAGCTTGGAACACGTTGCCAGGAGCAACCACCAGTTGACGTGGCACCAAACGGATCTTCTTGCCGTTGTTGTCCACAGCCTGACGGATCTGGATCAACATCTGCTCAAGAGAAGTTTGTGACAAGTTAGCAGCAGTAGCCAACAGGTTGCTTGCAGTGCCATTCACGATGGGGTGTGAAGCGCTGTTCAGTTGCACGCCGTCGCCGCCTGGGTAGGCCGAGTTAAACGCACGGTTCAACACGTTAGCAGACAGAGTTTCTTTGGTCTCAATCAAAGACTGAGCCAAGTGACGAGCGTAAACCTGACCGATGCGGATGTGGTCACCGTCCTCAACCAAAACTTTGGTCAAAGCGAATGCCAAACCAAAGACTTGGTAGACATAGCGCTGGAGGAACAACACGCCACCTTGTTGGTACGACACTGGGGTGCCGTCTGGCAACTGAGGTGCTGCACCGAAACCGTACAGGACGGGTTCTTCGTGGTAGTTACGTGGGATGCCTTCCTGCTCGCGGAACACACGGCTCCACTCATCAGTGCGCTGATCATAAACGCCGTCGAAGCATTCGTTCAGGATAGGTTCAACAATCGAACGAAAGTCCGTACTTCTCATTGGAGCTGCCATGATTCGCCTCCTTAAACAGCGTTAGTAGTTGCTTGGAACTGCGATTCATTGATCGTAGCACGCACAACAGTATATGAATCGCCCCAAGCGTTATCCACTAGGGGAGCCAAGTCCACAATACGCATCTGTGCACTGTTGCCAGCGCCAACCAGAGTTGTGGAAAGTGTGCACTGAGACAAACCAGTGACATTGCTGCCAGCGGTGGTGTTGCTCAAGTCGGCTTGATCGCCAACAGAGGTTTGTGCCAAAGAACCGTCAGCTTGGATTTCGTACACGATGTTAGGGTCGTTGTAGAAATAAGCAATGCATGAACCAGTTTGGTATGCAGTGCTAGCGGGCCAGTAGTTAGACACGCGACGACGGCCAGTAGTGTCAGTCCACTCAACGCCAGCAAAGGCACCGAGGAACGAGTCACCAGCAGCAGCGATTTGGATCACGCCAGTAGTAGCCAACTTTACGGGTTGACCTTTCAGGATGTCGCTGGAATAACCAGAGACGATACCGCCAGCAAGCGCTTGGGCACGATCCAGACCGGATGGGTGGAACGCAGGGCGCATACCGAACGGAGCATTTATTGAAGACATAGTCTTACTCCTTTAAGTTCGATGTGTATTAGCCATTAAAAATTGGGGCTTCTACACGTTGATCAATGTTGTCCAATCCTTCGCCTTCAATTCGACCCAACGCTTTACCGTTGCTATCGCGTCCAACTTGCTGCTCCGCTTGAAGTCGAATCTTATTCGCTTCCTCAAGTGGTGCATCGTGGTGGAAGTGCGCCATAATATCCTGATATATATCCATCGGGATCTTGTGGAGCAACATCTCGTTGCACGCAATAAAACCAGTGTGTTCGCCAGCTTTTACGCGATAGTTCTCAAAGTTTGGAAATTCCTCGGCTTTAACGGGAACATAACCTATCCGAATACGCTTATCAATACTGTCGTAACTATTAGTTGTCGATAACCAGCAAAGATGCCATCCTTTTAACTCTGGCGTCTTGGGCAATGCGCTTTGTGTCCACTCATCACTCCACATCTTGCGACGTTCCTGAGACGACATGAACTTCTCTTCGGGGGCAGCGCGTTCTAGATCTTGCGAAGATCGGGTCTCACGACCACCAGCAGAGAGAGATTTCTTTAAACGAGATTCTGTCATTTTTAACTCCTATAACCTTGAGATTGTTTAGATTCAGTTGCGTAACGCTTAATCATTCGTGCTCGCTTGTTTGGGTCATCCCAAAAGCCAGCATCTTTCATGGCTCTCACTTGCTCTGGGGATAGAGTAAATGAGTTTCTGCCGCCACTAGAGGCGATGTTTTCGCGTCCTGAACCCGTCACAATACTTCTCGGTTTGCGAGAAGACCTCTCGTCATGATTAACATTATATCTATGCGGTAACCGTTTTAGCAAGCGGTTATCTAACTCCTCCCAATATTCACTTGAATTGGGATCCCAACCTTCTTTAACTAATTTCTGATCTATAACTTTTGCTATTTCAGAATCTTCGTCACTACCACTTGGGTCATACCAAGGGTTTCTATCCATCCAACGTGATGCTTGGCGTTGCATCTCTGCATTATCTTGTTGAATAGGACGGTCTTGAGTAGCTCTATTTGCTTGGGTTTTGAGGGTTTTTAATGCCTCAACTTGGCGGCGAGTTTCGTACCACATCTCCTGCGCTTTAGCCATTGCTTCACCATCTCCAGCACCTGTGGCTTCGGATAGTTTCATGCGGGCATATTGCAGTCTTAATTCTTGATCCTCGATTGCTTTATCAATTCGGGCAAGTTCAGAACTGTGGGTTTTTCGCTCTACTACTGACAAGCGTTCTTGTAACTCTTGGTTTTGACGAAGAAGGTTTTGTAACCGAATGTCTTTTTCTACATTCGCTTGTTTAATATATTCCTTCTTGGCTCGGCGGCGAGCACGGCGTGCGGCACGGATAGCCTCGGTATCATCGGGTTGGTCAACATCATCATCTGCTGCACCACCTTCCGAAGCTTCTACCTCTTCACGCTGCTCTTGTTCCTCTGATTGAGGAATATCAATATTATCTGGCAGGTCTACAGTTGCAGAACCGTCAGAGCCTTCAGATACTTTAATGTCTAGATTATCGTCTTTATCACTCATGTTTTACCTCACAAAAATGCTTTCATTGAAAGCGGGTCACCAGTTAGCTTGGCAATAACTTCATGATCATTCAAAATCATAAACAAAGACGGCTCTTCATTTTCTTTTTCGCCGGGCACTTGAACTTCCCAACGATCTCCACCCCATTTAGGGACACGGATGTAATCACCCACTTGGCACCAAGTTCCTTCTGGCCATCCTTGCATTGTGTCACGATGTTTGAAAGCCAATGGGCCAAGAGCAATTACTTTTGCAACCATGTTCTGCCACTTCTCTGTCTCTTGTGTTTCGTGAGGCAAAAAAATACCAGATTTTGTTTTTTTAACAGCGCGGCGCAATTGCACCAAAATACGCCCACCAAGCGGCAATGCGCCTGGCTCTACTGCGGGGAAAGCCCACGCCAACTCATTATCTCGTTCACTCATCATCGTCTTCCTTTAACAATTTATTTAAAATGTCTAAAGCTTGTTTTAAGCCACTATGTTCACCTACAAGGCGTTGATACGTTTCCCAGTTAACAGCGTTTCCTGCTGCAAGGGATGCGGCTATTTCAGCCTGACGTAACTTGATCTCGCCTATAAGATCCGAAATTGTGTTCATTTACTTTTTCTTAGCTTGGCTGAGTCCTCCTTGTGGTTTTGAGCCGTTGGATTGGCCTTTAGGTTGCATGCTGCTGCCATCAAGCTT